ATCTCTTTTACATTTTGGTACATTATACGTAAATGATCCGCTGTTAAATGTTGCGTCTACATAGGCCACTACCTGCTCTTGCATGAATGGTTTGTTAGCCAACATTAATGTGCGAGCACTGAAAAAGCCTGGATTCTGTTGTCCAGCATTCACTGAATCACCTAGAACAATAGTACCAGTTCCTGCATTGACAATTAATGTAGTTGTGTTAGCAACCCATGTACCTGTTCCAACTGCTCTAGGAACTTGAACAGTTTGATTTGGCACAAACATTGTACCGTCTTTTAACCACGGTCCACTTTGATTGGTACAGTTTTGAATGTAAGGACTGTGGAATAAGTCAATTCGATCGTCGCCTTCTTGTGGAGGAAACGCTGTTGCATATGCTCCTCTGTTAAATTCAGGTTCGTAATCTCCTTCAAGTAAACCGCTTCGACCATTTAAAAAAGTACAATAGTTTATATAGCATCCGCTTTCAACATGGAACAAGTCTTGTGTTTTATTGATTGGCTCAATAAAAGTTGTACGAATGTCAGCGCCTCTAATAGAAGTATATGGTTTCATTCTAACAGGATTGTCTTCTAAATAGAAACCCGCGCTAACTAAAATTTGTGTGCCTGGCTGGTAGTAAGGACTATTTACTGCACCGTTGATTGTGCGGCAAGCACGACTTGCATCTATAGCACGACCATCGTTGGTATCATCACCGTCCATGGTAACATACAATGTATTTGAAACTACTGGGGCAGTACCAATTGGATTAATGCCGCGTACTAGAATATCGCCGTATACGTCTGTTAAACCACCTTGAGGTTTAATTTCAATATTGCTGTTGTCAGTAGATGCAATTACCTTGGTATAAAGATCGTGTACGTATGCTTCTGCCCATTGTGTAGAAGTTGTACCCAGTCCATACACTTCTGTTGCTGTTTCTGCATCTTCTGGAGGAGTAACTTCTTTAGTGACAATATTTTTACCAACGCTAATACCACCATCAACTCTTATAGATCCAGTAGTTGCTGTAGCAGTAGCAGTATTATAAACTCTTATTAAGTCAGTTCCTAATTTACCAGTGAATGGATTATACGTTAGTCCGCCTGAAAGAGTTCCTGTAGTATCTACATAAACAAATTGTTCACCTGAGTTTAAGGCAAACAAAGGATGGAATACTTGATCTACGTTTGTTGATGTAATAACTAATTGGAATGAAGTATTAGCAATTTCAATCCTACCGTAGATTCTACCGCCAACGTTTAAGTCCTTCTCAATACCTACACCACCTGCAACATACAATGCTACTGGTTCGTTTGCTCCGTTAAATTTATCCCATATACGATGATTGTTTTGTGGGTCATTACCAACTGGAGGGTCATACACATCAGTAGGGTCATATGGGCGGCCCCAAGCGTCTCCAAAATTAAAATATGGATTACCTACGTTAGCTTCACTAAAGAGTTTTACATTTTCTGTATATACTGTAGCCCACCGATTTGTTTCATTACCTAAAGTATATTCCGGAGTACCAATAACAACTGGAATTAAATCGCTGTCTATTTTAGAATTAACTGTAGTTGTATAAGAATCATCGTCACCTAATGTTATATTTTGTTTTACAACAGTTTCAGGAGTATCAATAGTTACACTAGTAGCAGCTTCTGCAAGAATAGTCTCACCAGCAGTTAATGTAATATCAGATGCGGCATCTACAGTAACTTCGGAGCTTTTAGATTCAATACTAACGATGCCACCAGTAGCTTCAACCGTGATATTATCATTGGCAATAACTTCGGCATCTGCGCCTGCGTCAATTGTAGTGTTATCACCTGATACAACATTTATTTCACCAGTTGGTACATTTAAAAAATAGTCGTTGGGAATGTTTACAACATTAGTTTTGTTGGTCCCAGATGTAAGACTAGTGGGTGGGGTTATAGAGTAAGTAATTGCCATGTTTGATCCTCAGTGTATTTATTTGTTTAGTGAATCCTTAGTTCAACTGCGTCTATCAAAGGACTGCTTTTGTGAGGCCAATTTGGATGGCTTTGGAATCTTATTACAACTCCAAATGAAGAATTTTGTATATCTGACATAGTTAAGTTAGTGTTCCAATTGTCTGTTTCGCTACCGTAAATTTTTATAAGATCTAAATTTAAAGATGCATGATTATCACCTACAAGTTCATCATTGTAGCATAGTTGAATAGTTTCGTCTGTGATCCTACCTACTCTATTCATTGAAAGTTTTAATTCAATACCGGATAATGTAGCTGGTAAATTTACAAAATTAAAATTTGTAAGTTTTAGATAGTAAGTTTTTTCTTTAATATCATGTCTAGGTTCTCTAGCAATATGAATTAAGTCTCGAGTAGTTCTTACAGATTTTCCATCTAAATTTTTTAATCCGTGAAAATCATTTACTTCCAGCCAAGAAACATGAGCGTCTTCTCCTCCTGTTTCTGCATACTGCGTGATTGTTCTAGGTAAGGTCCAATTAGTGGTCATAGCTATATTTACCTAAATATATTTTATACATATTAAATGAAAAAGGACTCCGAAGAGTCCTTTTATTATATCTAAAAAATATTAGATAGTGTCTGTGATACTAACAATAGTACCAGATGCTGCATCTAAGGTCCATCCTGTAGATACACCGTCGCCTACTAAGAATGCTGTACTCATTGTAGATTGTGCAACAACTGCTTTACGAGCTGTTAGTTTCTTAACAAAGTAAGTACTTCCATTAGCATCAGTGGCAATGATATTCATTTCGCCTGCTGCAAGAGTAGCGGCTGCTACTAATTTGCACTGTCCTTGACCTTGAGCATTTTGAACTAGGTAACGCTTACTGGCTTCTTGTTTTAAAATGTCGCCGGCAGCAACTGCACTTGAACCAGTTGTTAGGTAAGAAATAAATGCAATAGCATTTTGTCTACCTGTGCTTAATACTGCGGCAAAAGTGGTATCTGTACCTGCAACTCGAACTGGACTAAATGTCAATGTAACTGAAGCAGTTGAAGAATAACCAGTACCTGCATTAGTAACTGTTAGTGCTGTAATACGACCTGGCTGTGCTAGACCTGCATTTGCTAGACCTGGTACATACAATACTGTAGCGGTACCAGATGCTGGAATACCACCTGCTGTTTGAGGAGCACTTGCTACCCACGTAACTGTGGTACTTGTACTATAACCAGCGTTGGTTAACGTGTTAGCAACAGCAATAGATGCAATGCCTTCAGCACCTACACCAGTGCGGCCACCGGTTGCTTGGTTTTGAAACGGAGTTATTAAACTACCGAAGAATTTCTTTTTAATTGGACGTCCCATTTTGTTTCTCCTTAAAATATTATGACGTTCTAGGTCTACGCAGATTGGTACTGCATAATAAACTTAGATACTTTATTTAACAAAAAACCCGCCGAAGCGGGTTTTTGTTTGTGTAAAACACAAGTAACGGATTACTTGAAGCTTACGTTTGCGCTAGTGATAGCAACTTTACCTAGGTAGTCAGCAGCATTGCCTAGAGAAGAAGCAGTGTTGCTCAACTCTACGTAGCCGTAACGTGTTAGGAAGCCAACTACTGGCTCGAATGTTGCTGGGTCTAGAACAACACCAGAAGACATCAAAGGAATGTAAGGGCAATAGAACGCGGCTGCATCAGCTTCGCTAGTACCTTTGTATCCAATTAGAACTTGGTTGTTGTCGTCTGTGTCAGACTTGTATGCGTCAACATAAATTCTCATAGCGCCATTCAATGTACCAACGAACTTAGTGTTTGTTGGAGCTTCGAATGTGCCTTCTGTTGTACGAGCAAATGCGCTTGTAGTAGCAGATTGTAGAATTGTCAATGCTTGGTTAGAAACAACAGCCCAGTTACCTGCGCCACGACGTGTACGTTGGGCGATCAAGTTGCTTACGCGGTTGATCTGAATAGCAAGAGCGGCGTGCTCATCACCAACGAAAGTAGCTGTACCAGATACTAAAGATTGGTCATAAGTTTCTTCAACAGAAGCTAAAGAACGTAGAGATGTTAGAATCTCTTGGTCGATTTCAGCTGTGATTTCTTGTGCTAGAGCAGCCATGATTTCTGCTTCGATGTCAATACCTTGTTGGGCTTGTGCATCTTGAGCAGCTTCAAAAGTCCAGCGAGCGCTTAGTTTACGAGACTTAGCTTCAACTGGGCTCTTCAAGATCTGAATGCTCATACGCTTACCTGGTGTACCTTCTAGAGCGGCTGTGGTATTAGCACCACCGTTAGAAGCGTTATTACCAGAATACGCTTGAGCGATCTTGAATGGGCTTAGTGCCTCTTCACCAGCTGTAACTGTGTCGCCAGATGCAACACCGTCAGCATAACGAACACGTAAAGTGTGGATCTGTGCAACAGGTCCAGTCATTGGCTGAACGCCGATGATTTCGTTAGCAATAACAGTCGGCATAACACGACGGATTACAGGAAGGATAACACGGTTAAGTGTTGCGATGTTACCGGCGCTTGTGGCACCAGCAGTTGCGCTCTCAGCCAAGTGACGGCGTGTGTTCTCTAGGCAAACTGCCATAGATGACTTACGTGTACCAGATAGGCCTTCAAGCAGAGCTTCTTTGGTCTCTGACCATCTTTCATTTAATAATTGTGACATTTTATGTCTTCTCCTTGAATTTAATTATTTTAGACCCGCTAATTTGCGGATGTCTAAGATGTTATCTAAGCCTACCTCGGGCTTGCTTTCACGATTACCAGTTACTTCAGTGCTTTCTGCTAACATAGCTTTTTTAGCTACAGGCTTGGCACCTTCCATTACTGCGGGTAGGTATTTGTCAAATGCAGAATGTAGTTTGCCTGTTTGTACAGACTCTAATAGTTCTTGCATTACGACTCGCTTTTCACCACTTAATGGTGCTACTAACTCAGCCATTACATTCTTGCGCTCCATCAAATCTTTAGTAACACGAATTTCGCGCTGTGTAGATTCGACTAAGTTTGCTTTTTCTGCAATAACTTGTTTAGACTCTGCTAGCTCTTGCTCTTTCTTAGCGATGATCTTTAACAATTTACTTGTCTCAGACTTCTCATTTAGGAAGGAACCTGCATACTCTTGTGCAAACGCTTCATACAATCTACGACCAAAGTCGTTGTTACGAGCACTGTCAATATCTTCTTTCAACTGGTGAATTTCAGATGTCAACTTGTTAGTGACTACGTTTTCAACTACTTTTGCGCTTTGTGTAATAAAGGCTTGACGGATTTCATCAAACTTGCTCTTGGCTTCACGAACTAACTTAACTTTAGTTTCAGCTAGATCCTTCTTGTCACTTGCAAATTCACTGATTTCTTTTGCTAGAGCATGTACAACAAATTGCTCTAACTTACCAAAATTCTCAGAAACTTTTTTACGGTCACCTTGGAATTCTACTAACTCTCTGCCTAATTGGTTCATAACAAAACCTTCTAGCTTTTTAGCATCACCAGCAATACGTTGTTGGTATTGTGCTTTTGCTTCGGCTAGTGCTTTTTTGTCACTATACAATTCGGCCATTTCTGCGGCCAATCTATCGCTTAACATCTTGTCGATTGCTTCTACCATCACGCTTTTGTCATGACTGTATTTTTGTGCAAACTCTTCACGAAGTTCTGCGGTTACTTGGTCGCGATTTTCTTGAATCTTTTGAGTGAAGGCGGTTTCGACAGCAGTTTTTACTTCTTCTGACATAACACCTGACTCTACTAATTGTTTGAATGCGTCCAACATTAATTTCTCCTCGGGCTTATTTTAGACCTTTAATAATTTGCAAGAGAGATTCTTGCAAATATTTCTGGGCCTTTGGATCTTCTTTTACTTCTTTTGCAACCTGGAATGCTTTGTATCCACCACGACTGTTCATCAAATGCTCATAAACAGGTGTAGGATAAGCGCCAGGTGCGCTTGGCTGTGCAACTATATCAACTGTGATAATTTCGAAGTCAGATACTTTGCCGCTCATGTCGTCAACGTTGCCGCTGCCTCGTGAGCTAACGCCGAGTTTTACACCGGCTTCTAACATAGTTCGAATTAAGTTACCCATTGGTGTAGGCAAGATTTTAAACTTACCATAACCGTTAGGACCTTCCATCCACATATTTGTTATCATATGGGACACACGGTCCAAATTTACTTTAAGATCATCTGGGTGATCAACTTCACCTAAGACAGAGTAACCATTCTGAATCTGATCATTAAGTGTTTTCACAGCACGTTCAATTTCGTCTACAGGGTAGACACGTTGATTAGCGTTGCGAATACCACCTTGAATAGCAATACCCTTCAAGTGAAGATTCTTGCCATCCTTGTCGTCCGACTCGAGAACGATGCCGGACTGATCAAAACTTAGGTGTTCTCTTAGATATGAATGTTTCATCCAGGTTCTCTAATTATAGTTTCTTAAGAAACGTAGGAATCTTAGCCATACTGGTTTGACCAGCTTTGTCGCCTGTGCCTGAACCTACTGGTCCTGGACCTGCGCCCTTCTTCTCAGCACCATGGCCACCTTTAACAGCTGATAGGTTCTTAACACCCATCTTGCCGCCAGGAACATTACCGTTGCCACTGGCAAACTTTTCACCGGCAGTTTTTGTAATACCGTTGTTTACTTTACCTGGGCTTGTGCCTTTGTCAGTTCCGCCTTCTGTGTGGCTTTGTGCTAAGTTTTTAGCATTTGCACCAGTGTTTGGCTTACCAGAACCACTGCTAATAGGGCTTCTGCCTTCTACTGGAGAACCTTCTTTATCGCCTGTACCAGCACCTACGTACTGTCCTTGGCCTTTCATGCTGTTCTTGTCCCAATCGTTACCAACTTTCTCAGTGTACTCACGTGTCATACGACGACCTTCAAATGCTGGTTGACCCATCATTTCCATGTCATCTTCTTCACCTTCTTCGTCACCGAACTCACCAGCTGGCTCTTCACCACCTTGTGCTTGTTCTAGTTTAGCAAAGGCTGCTTCTAATTCTTCAATAGCGTTCTTGATGTCAAAAATAGCTGCGTCTTCACCGGCTTCACCACCTTCTTCATCGTCCATAGCACCTACGTCTGCGCCGAATTTGTCTGTAGCGTCACCGCCCATAGCACCGGCTTCGTCGTCAGCTTCCATGCTGTAGCTGTCTTCTAGGTCAACGGATTCGTCTGCTTCTTCGTCAGCACTTTCTTCCATTTCTTCTTCGTCATCTTCTGCGGCTTCGTCAACTGATTCCTCAGCTTCTTCGTCGGCAGCTTCTTCCATTTCTTCTTCTTCTGCTTCTTCAGCAATTAAATTCTCATAGATATCTCTTGACTTCTCAACAACGATTTCATGGAATAGCTCATTGGCTTTATCCATTTCTTCATTGACGATCAAGTCTAATAGTTGTTCAAACTTTGTAGACATTGCGGGGTTCTCCTTAATTAGTTTCGCGGCAAGGCTGTGTTGTTATTTAAACACTATTATATAAACGTGTTGGAAATAGGCCAAAAAGCGACTGTTTTTGACCGGAGAAGGTTAAATTTAATAAGTTTTTGTCTAAAATATTTAAATTCTAGACGAAAAATATTAAACTACCATATTATGCGGGCATTGCTTCCGGAGGAGGCGTTGCGTACATTTTTCTAACTAATGCTAGTTCTTCCTTCTTTTCGGATTCTCTAGCGTCACCTGCTTTACGTAGGTCGTTCAACATACGAAGTGTTAAACGTGTTTTTCTAAGGTCACTGGACTTTAAAACGCTGGTATCGTTGTCCGAATTATAGCGATTATCATCAGTCATGCTTGCCTGATTTTTATCAAAGTAAATGAATTCTCTTAAAAACATAGTAATATTTATGCTGGAGGCGCAGTTCCTGGTGCTGCCGGAGCTGCTTCTGCTCCTGGTTCACCTTCTGGAGGAGGTGCAGATGTAGCACCCGACAACGAACTCATGTCTGCGCCCATACCGTTTGCTGTGATACCCACTGAACGTAGTTCAGCATTTGCTGGTAATTGGGTGTCATCATCGACATTTTCTTCTTTCCACATAGTTTCGTTTTCTACAATCTCTTCTTGTGTTAGACCTAAGAAGCGTTTTAATGCAAAACGTTTGCTGATAAACGGAACGGCTGCTACTGTTGTGTATGTAGTTACACGAGCAGTGTCCATTTCTGTTTGACGGAAAGCGGCAAAATTCTGTGGAGGATTAAACTTAACATCAAATATGTTGCTGTCAACATTAATACCTTTGTTGTGTAGATACAGTTTAAACTCTGTATCAAACACATCATTCATTAGACTTTGTAATCGTTCGCAGTACTTGTTAAATCGGAGTTCTTGGATGTAGGCTGTTCCAACTCTACCATCATTGAAGTTAGATCCTCCGTCATCGGGACCAGTAGGTAGATAACTGCTAGGAATGCGTAAAGCCCTAAACAACTTATTAGTAAAATATTTAAGATCATCAATTTCTCCTAGGTTAGTACCGCCCGGTAGTACTTCAACTTTACTGCCGCGACCTTCTGCTGTCTGTGGAAAAAAGTAATCTTCGTTGATTGATAACGGGTTGTAACCTGCATCAACAACAGTCTGTCCTCCACCTGTTACACTTGGAATTCTTCGTTGGTTTACTTCGTTCTTAACTCGTTCAACAAAGCTCATAGCTAAGTGGCTGGGCATGTTACCTACGTCGATATAAAATACACGGCGTTCTGGTGCTCGTTGTATACGATATATAATAATAGCGTCTTCAAGCAATTCTTTTTGCTTGTAAACTTTGAAAATACTTTCTAAAAGACTTGTTCCAAAAGGAAAATTATTGTCAAGACCTTCACTTAAACTTAAATGAATAACGTGCTTTGCATCAATATTATACTGATTTTCTGTTTTAGAAAATCTATTTCCATTTAAGTTTGTAGGGAACGCACCGGTCATTCCACGTGATCCACCTGCGCCGCCTTGTCCGGCAGCGTAGCTACTGGCATATTGACTGCCCCCACCTGTGACATTACTAGGACTGATGGCAGTTGTAGCCAGAGTTTCTAAATTAGGGTTAAAGTCACGAATAACATATTGTTCAGGTTTCTTACCTTCACTTTCGTTGACAATAATGCGATCAACTTTCTGTGAATCAACAAACATCCATGCTTGTGTTTCTGGATCACGAACAAAGAATGCATCACCGTATTTGAATACATTGCGAACTACTTTAAAAATACGTTTGTCGAATTTATTAAGTTTAGTCCACTGTTGCATGAACTTTTTAATAATCTTAGTTTCAGTGCCTGTGGCCTGTTCTTTAAAGAATATACGGAACGGAGTACCGCTGTCTTCATTTGTTTGGCTGCAGAATTCTGCAAGAATATCTAGTGCAGCATTGACTTCACTGTCGCTGTCCATGGTATCGTACTGACCATAACGCTCTAAACGATTTGGATGTCCAGAATATACATCTGGCAAATAGCTTGAGTAATTTCTATGCGTAGGATTAGCACGGCTGTCTGAGTTAACAGAACCGTTAACAGGACTCATTTGTCCTGATGTATCAACTAAAGTAAAATATTTTTTCCAAGCCATAATTTAAAATTTAAAAAGGTCGCCGCCTAACCCTTTGGTAGCATCCGCAGTATTTCTGGTATACTCTGAGGTTTCTTTGACGTACCTTAGCATCTCTGCTGTTTGTTTATTTAACGTCTGTAGCTCGTTCTGTAAATTTTCAAAGTGTCTAGTAGGTGCTACAACCTCTGGGCCTGCTTCTCCAGCTAGGATGCTAGTCGGAGTGTTTACCATTAATCCATCTGCGGCTTTTTTCTGTCCAGACTCGCCAAATAACTTTCCCCAATTTTGGTAAAGTCCGTATGCGCCACCTGCTGCCGCTCCTAATCCGCCGCCTATAGCGGTGCCTACACCCGGAACAATACTGCCTAGCATAGCACCGGTGCCTGCAAAAGTAGCTGCCTGACTAGCAATATCTAAACCTGCACCAGTCTTTTCCATTCCATTACTTGCGGCATAGTCTGCGGCTGCACCAAGTGCTAATCCGCCTGCAATACCACCTATACCACCTTTAAGTGATCCTGCTAGTTTGCCGCCAAGCCCTTTGCCAATACCCGAACCACCTAGTCCGCCTGCACCACCACTACCGCCTGTTGGAATTTGTCCTGCTGCTTCTCGAGCACTTTGCAATTTTTTAAATGCTAGATATGCTAAGCCAGCAACAGTCAACGCTTGAATAACTCCGTTTAACTTTTCAAACTGTGTCATAACTGCACTGACAAATTTAGCTAAAGGATTTATTACTGCTGTTAATAATTTAATAGCAGGCATTAAAATACTTAATAGTGACTGACCAAGTTCTTGTATAGCTTTCTGAGATTCAACTGCGGCTTTAGCTTCTGATTCCTGTCGTTCTTTCTGTTTAGCCGCAATTATCTGTAATTGTTCTTCACCTGCTCTTGCAGATTCTGTACCTTGTGCTTTAGCTCTGTTTGCTTCTTTGGTTAATCCCATTAATGCTTGACCAGTACTGTCTGATGAAAAACTTAATGCTCCTGCTATTCCACCTAATCGATTAGCAGCCTGTGCCGCACCTTCGGTAGCTTTTGCAGATAATCGTTGTTGAGATGCTAAATCTCCACCTGCTTTAGCATTGTCAACCATGGCTTGACTAGCTTTAGCAACTTCCGGAGCCATTGCTGTTAATTTTTGTGAAGCTTCAGTCATAGGAGGTAATCCTAACATCTGAGCCATGTACATTTCTTCTCCAGCTTTACCAAATTTAGTTCTCATCTCA